TGCGGATCATGTCGACGGCTCATGAGTTGAACTTGGCGACTGAGGTGTGGCGCGAACTGGAGGACCAAATACGGCTGTGGGAGGAGGCCGACTTGTGCAAGGCCGTGTACGCCTACGGGCGGAACGAGGTGCGGTTCAAGGACGGAAGCCTGTACAAGGTGGTGGCGGCGACCGGGAAGAAGCACGGCGGGACGTGGGACATCATCATCGGGGACGAATTGTGGGCGCTGTCCGAGGCCACCATCTTCGGGGCGCTTCGCCCGTCACAGATCGCGGTCCCGTCCCCGCTCATGTACCTGACCTCGACGGCGGGGGACGAGTCCTCCAAGGCGTTTCTCAAGTTGCGGGAGCAGGCGCTCGGCCTGATTGACTCGGGGACACCCGGCGACCTGTTCATGGCGGAGTGGTCCCTGCCGACCGGGGTGGACCCGCTGGACGAGACGTGGTGGGGGTATGCCAACCCGGCGCTTGGGCGCACGATCAGCGTCAAGGGGTTGCGGTCGGCGGCGGCGGCCCCCGACAGGGGAGAGTTCCTGCGGGCGCATTGCAACCTGTGGGTGGCGGCGGCGGCTTCGTGGATGCCCCCCGGCAGGTGGGCCAAGGCGGTCACCGAAAACACGGCTGGCGTGGGGGCGTCGTGGCTTGTGGTGGACTCGGCGCTGGATGACTCGAAGTACGTGGGGGTGTGGGCCCGGCTGAACGACGCGGGAGAGGTGGTCGGCTCGGTCAGGTTCACCACCGAGTCCAACGCTGAAATGTGGGCCAGCATTGAGGGCTGCCTAGAGGGCGACCCGCAACTACGGCTTGCGATCACCCCGGGGCTGGAGATCCACACCCCGGACAAATACCGGGAACGGACCGAGGTGTGGGGCTACGGCGAATTGGTCAAGTACACGGGCCTTGTCCGGTCGCTGATCATGGAGGGCAAGGTGCTGCATGACGGCGGGGAGATGTTGGCGGAGCACGTGAACCGAGCGGTGCTTGTCAAGGGGCAGAACGGTCAGCCCGTCCTCTCGTCGCAGCGGTCGCCCGGGCCCATCGAGTGCGCCCGGTGTCTTGTGATCGGCGCGGCGCTTGTGTCACGGCCCGGCAACCGAGGCAAGGCAGCCATCGGGTTCGGATAAAAACTTGTTGCAAATGCAACACCCCTTCGTTACATTACTTTGCGGATGGGTATCTTTTTGCGCAAGGTAGAGTTGCAGGCCGCGCCGGACGACACGTTCAAGGCAGCCATCGGCATCGGCGGCGTCAACAACTACCTGACCTACACGGTCGGCACCCCCGAACTGAACGCGCTTACCAACCCGACCATCGGGCGCAGCCGCGATCTCCTCGCCGCCATGATTGGCAGCCTCGAACTGAAGCACTACTCCAAGCAATGGAACGGCGACGGCTACGACGAGGTGTACCTCCCGCTGGAGCCGTGGATGGAGCAGCCCGACCCGAAGAACACCCGCACGTTCTTCATGGCAAACATCTTTTCGGACCTTTTTTTCTACGGGCGGGCCTTTGCCTACGTCACCACCCGCTACTCCACCGGGCTTCCCGCGTCCCTCTCGTGGATCCCCGCCGCCAACGTGCAAACCCCCAACATGCAGGGCCCGCAGTTCTTCGGGCCAGCCGACGAGGTGGAGTTCAACGGGCTGGAAATTGACCCGAACAACGTGGTGCAGTTCATCTCCCCGATCATGGGCATTATCTACTCGGGGGCGCGGGCCATCAACATCGCGCTGCACCTCGATCAGGCCGCCGACCGCTACGCAGAACTTGAGACACCCCCCGGGTATCTTCAGATTGTCTCGGGTGAGGAGCACTCCGCCGAGGATCTGTCGGACTTGTCCGGGGCGTGGCAGGCCGGGCGCCGCAAGCGCGCCATCGGCGCACTGGAGCGCCACGTCAAGTTTGTTGAGTACGACAATGACCCGGGGCAGGTTGTCGCACAGTTGCGGTCCGATCAGGCGCTGGACCTCGCCCGTCTGTGCAACATTCCCGCCTACATGGTGTCCGCCCCCACCAAGGGCGCCTCAATGACGTATCAGAACGCTCAGCAAGCCCGGCAGGACCTGTACCTGTTCGGCGCGAAGCCGTTTATTGACTGCATTGAGCAGACGCTCAGCATGACAATGCTCCCGCGGGGCCGCTACGTGGAGTTTGACGTTGAGGACTACCTCGGCGAGAACGAAATGGGCGCACCTGCCGACCGTTCCGCCCCCGACCCGGAGGATTCACCCGAATGATTCAGTTCATCGCATCACCCGTCACCCTTGACGCAGCCGAAGGCGAAGAGTCGCCGCGCAGCATCACCGGGGTGGCAGTCCCGTGGGACACCCCCGCCACCGTTTCAGGCGGTGAGCGTGTCGCGTTCAAGCGCGGCGCGTTCGACGTCAACGGCAAAGCCCCCAAGTTGCTCGAAGGGCACGACATGACGCAGTTGCGCGGCGTGGTCACCGAACTCGTCGAGGCGGACGAGGGCCTGCTGTTCACCGCCAAGTTCGCCAAGACCCGCGCAGCCGACGACGCCGTGGAACTCGTCAAGGCAGGCGCCTACGACAGCGTCAGCGTCGGCGCAGTCCCGCTCAAGTGGAAGTTCGACAAGCAAGGCACCATGGTGGTCTCCAAGGCCGACCTCGTGGAGATCAGCCTTGTGGCACAGCCCGCATTCAAGGATGCGGTCATCACAGAAATCGCAGCCTCCCAGCCGGAGGATGACGAAACCCCCAACCCCGTTTCCGAGGAGGAAAACGTGAACGAAAACACCCCCCACGTGGAGGCCGAGGCTCCGGCTGTCGTCCCCACCGCCCCCATCTACGCAGCCGCCAAGCGCGAGTTCGTGATGCCGTCCGCCGCCGAGTACATCTCGAAGTTCCTCGTCGGCGGTTCCGAGTGGCAGGAGTTCAGCCAGCGCCTCGCGGCTGCCGCCCCCGACGTCGTCACCACCGACACGCCCGGCGTCCTGCCGAAGCCCATCGTGCAGCCCGTGTACAACTCGCTGCGCGGCATCCGCCCGGTGATCGACGCCATCGGCACCAAGGCCATGCCCGCCTCCGGCAAGGTGTTCATCCGCCCGGAGGTCACCACGCACACCACCATCGGCGCCAGCAACGGCGAGAACGTCGCGCTCGACTCCGGTACCTTCGTGGTGTCCGAGAATCAGGTCACCAAGGGCGTCTACGGCGGCTACGTCAAGGTCTCCGAGGAGACGATCGACTGGAGCCAGCCCGAGATCGTGTCGCTCATCCTCGACGACATGGCGCGCGCCTACGCACAGGCCACGGATGACGTCGCGGCGGACAACCTGGTCACCGGGGCATCCACCACCACCAACTTCACCGTCGCCAGCATCACCGACCCCGCAGAGTGGGCCCGCTGGATGTACACCGCCGCCGAGTCCATCCTCAGCGCCACCAAGTACCTCCCGTCGCACCTGTTCCTCTCGGCGAACATGTGGCGCGCCCTCGGTCTCCTCACGGACACCGCAGACCGCCCGCTGTTCCCGCAGGTCGGCCCGATGAACGCGTTCGGCGCCATGAACCCGGCAGGGACGCAGGCCTCGGCCTTCGGTCTCACCGTCGTGGTGGACGCCAACTTCGCAAACGACACGGTCATCGTGGGCGTCCCGGACGGCTACGAGATCTTCGAGCAGCAGAAGGGCGCCATCAGCGCCGAGGCCAACGACGGTTCGCTGTCGCGCACGATCGCGTTCCGCGGCTACCTCGCCACGCTCATGATCGAGTCGGCAAAGTTCCGCAAGGCCGCTTTCGTCTGAGTCTGACGGCACGGAGGGTCTGAACGGTTATGGCTGTCTACACGGTCACACACGGCACACATCTGGACGGCGTCAGCGCCGTTCAGACCCTCACGCCCCTTGACAACGTCCGCCTCGGCGACTCAGTCACCGTGGCAGGCGCAGGCGCAAAGTTCAACGCCACCGCCCCCGTCATCTCAATCGAGCCCTACGCGTACACAGGCAAGGACGACGACGGCTACCTCCAGTTCGACTACAACGATCCGCGCCCCAATCAGGTGCTGTACGAGGTCGCCGGACAGGACACTT